TATAGGGATTTACTTCCGGTCGCGACAGCGCGTGTCGAAGAAGTGTCGAAACCATCCAGCGGATTGAACCGCACAGCTTCTTTGAAATGCGACGGCGACAGATGCGCATAGCGCATAGTAACGGCCAACGACGAGTGACCCAGGATCTTGCTTAGCGTCACGATATCCCCACCGTTCATGATGAAGTGGCTAGCGAATGTATGCCGCAGCACGTGGCTAGCCTGTCCACGAGGCAAGACAATCCCGCTAGCCTTAAGGGCATTACGGAACGCACGCATCGCAATAGCGAAACGCCCCTCGGCTTCGAGATAGGCACTCACCCGAGCGGCCAATTCAGGACTGATAGGAACCGTGCGAACACGCTTGGACTTCGTCTTAACAAAGGTCACCGTGTCATTCCGCACACGCTCAAAGCGCAAACCTTGAGCCTCGGACCACCTGGCACCCGTAGCCAAACAAACCTCAGCAATCAAACGCACGCTACTGGACCGGCTTTTGTCCAGGGCATCAAGTAGCGTCCGAATCTGATCAACCTGCAAAAACGACAGCTCTACTTCCTGAAGCTTAAGCGGCTTCACCTTGGCCAAAGGATTCAGATAGTCGATATCGCCAAGGCGATACAGTTCGTTGTAGACCGTCTTGAGAAAAGACAACCGGTTGTTCACCGATTTAGGCTTGGCGCCAGCTTCCAATTCCCGGCGACGCAGATCCACGATATCCGCGCCAGTGAGCTTGCGAGCTACCGGATCACCCAATCGCTTTGCCATCAACTGCAGTAAATTTGCACGACGTCGCCCGCTTGTAATGGCATGGCCATGCAGCTTGTACCACTGCTGAATCAATTCGCTCAGCTTGCGATTGTCACGCGGCTTAGGATTCCAGCTAGCAGGCTGAATACACTCAGCACGACGCGTCGCTTCAAACCGAAGCGCCTCTGCTTTGGTTTTGACCGTCTTGCGAAACCGCTTGCCCTTGACGGGCTCAACGTCGACTTTCCAGCGGCCATCCGGCAATTGTTCGATTGCCATCAGACCGCAACTCCCCATCGGACCACACGTTCCTCCAGGCGCTCACCGATCATGGCCCGCACGTCTTGAGGCGTCATGCCCTTGTCACGGTAATAGGTGCGGATCAGTGGCCAGAAGGGCAGGCTCTTAAGAGCCTGATACGTCTTTTTTGCGTCCAACCCTTGCCGCGCAGCGAGCGTAATGGCATTGCCCATCATCAGATCGATGTTCTTACCGCTGAAACCCTTGGCGGTCTTGTATTGACGCTTGTAATAGGTCTCATCGACCAGGGAGCTGACACCCGTCTCGACGGTCACATCGTCCCGCAGCAGTGTCCAGATCGGGTCGATGACCCCAGGGCGTGACATGAGACGAAAACGGCTGAAGCCATAACGCCAGAGACCATCCAGATGGGGCGCAAACTCTGCGAAGGTTCGCGTCTCAATGAACTGGCCGGATTCGGTAGAGCAGCTACCGGCCGCGAACTGGTCAACGATGGAGTGATGGAAACGGAACTCAGCACGCCACACCGGTTGTTCGGGGTCGTAATTGTCAGGGTCGCTTTCGTCGAAACTGTCGCTACGCTTCCAGACGCTTTCCCAGAAGTCGAGCTTGTCGATAGCGCGAGCCTGAAGAGTCTTATTGTAGAAACCAAGCTGGCAGGCGCCCGCAGAGCCGAACAGGAAGGATTGACCGCGACCATAGGTGGCCGACTTGTCGGCCCACTCAAAACGGTTAACGCCGTCGAAGCTGCGAATCGAGGTCGCCTTGCAGTGCATGCGCGCCACCATATCTTCAGGCGGCGTCCAATTCTGAAAATCGACCGCAATGTGCACCGCGCATTGCTTCGGAACCACGTTGCTCATGGCTTCGCCGGCCAAGCGATCCATGAGCTGCTGAAGACGCTCTGGCTCATGAGCGTCAATCGCATGAGGCGATACTTCGATTTTGAGGTGCGGCCCGATGGAATCCAGCTTGCGGTTGAAGTTTTTCAGGAGCAGGACCAACCCGAGGTCAGAATTCTGGAGCTTGAACTGATAGCCGCTATCGCGGCCCACACGGGAGGCATGAAAGCGATAGCCGGCAAAATCGACCACGCCGGGCTTGTCACCGAACAGCGCCAGCAGTTCGGGCCGCAACAGGCCCTCATAGAGCTGGCGAACGGTATCTACGCCGCAACGCAACAGGCGTACACCTGACAAGTCGGCGAACTTGGCCAGGTGACTATCAAAAAAGAAGCGGCCCTTCGGGCTCTCGACGACTTCGCCATCCGCACCGAACAGAACTCGAATTTGATCCTTTGCCATGACTGATCCTTACTGACTGTTATTGACCGTTTTCATTCGTGTGTTATTGACGTGCTACAGGGAGGTCACCAGAGAAGGAGAAGCCTCGACGGGCACGCGGCAAGCCGCTTGCGCCCGCCGAGGCTTACTCATCGTGAAGCGGCCGGACCACGGAATCGAAACTCTCATCCCAAGAATGTTCAAAGCGTTCACAGCAGTCATCGCACCAGTCCGAGCCATCAGATCGGCTTTTGCATTGGCAGGCACGCCAGCCATCAGCCGGCGCAACGATGGTCACGCCGCCAGGCGCTTGAAGCTCGACAAGGTCATCAGTCATATCGATCACCACAGATGGCCGGGATTGCCAGATCCAACCGAAACGATATCGGCAGATCGAGATGACGCCTGTTCCCGTGTGCGCGGCAAGCCGCTTGCGCCCGTGCCCAGGCTATCGACTGTTCGTTGATCGACGCGGGCGCGGAGTTCAAGTGGCCACGTACGGGCGACATAGGCGACACCCTGCTTTTCGAGCAGCAAGCCGTAACCGGTTCGGGTGACGGTCCAGCCCAGGGCTCGAATCTCGGAGACGCTAAAGCGCTCTTTCACGTGATAGGAGCTGTCGAGCAGCTCGACTTCGCCCATCAGTTCCTTGCCTTTTTTCCTGCTATCAATGATCGCCGTAGCGCGGACCAGATGCTTTTGCGCAAGGTAGTCCAGGTAATCGATCGGCGGCGATTGCTCCGCGTCCGAATGCTCGGTCGTGCGACTGGTGACCGTGCCAGCGGCCATTGATAGCGGCTCTGGATTGGTCAGCCCTGAAACAGGCTCTGCAGACCTCTCAACAGTCACAGCAGTGGCAGGCTTAGCAACAGCACCGCCAGACCCAGTGAAAAACCCATACAAGTGAACCACGGCATAGATCGCGCCCAGGAACGCGACTGGCACGCCGAGAGAAAGCAGCTTGGAGTTCTTCAGGACGTTAGTTCGTGATGTCTGGTAGACGCCACCCTTGACGCTCTCACGCCGGTGACTGGAATAAAGACCGAAGTACTTTGAATCGTACGAACGGACGCCGGAACCGATCTTCACAAACTTGCCCTTGGCCTGCTTTTGAAGCTGCTCCCATTTGTACTGATTTGGCCTACCTACAGCCTGGAGCTTGAGGAAGTAGATGATGTCTTCGATGCGGCTACGAATGATCTTATGCACGTCGTCACGGTCCTGACCCATGATGACGATCTCCAGCCCACGATGCCGATGCTCAGTCCAGAACTTCTGCTGATTCAGCGGCAGCTTGTAGTTACCACTAGGAAAGTAGTCCTGAATCTCATCCCAAACGATCATAGCGTTGTCCGGTGTCTTGTCGGCAAACTCATTCTTCACGCGCTCGATATCACCGGAATCGCCATCCTGTTCAGCCGGCTCGATGTAGATCAACAGCATCTGAATGTATTCGACAGGCTCCTCGAGCAGTTCGGCGAACTTCTCCCAGTTAATGCCGCGAATATTGGTAACAACCTGTCGACCAGCTTTGAGCATAGGCAGGATATGGAATACACACGCCTCATACGACTTGCCCGCGCCCGGCAAACCTTCATGAAAGTGAATAGCCATGGTTACCACCTACCAAGCGTGATGGCCTTGCGACCGAGCCGGAACATCACGGCAGACAGCAGCATGGCGCAAGCTTCCGTAATACCCGACTGGGACAAGAAGAACCCGATGAACTCCATCACCGGACCAAGCTGGTCACTGATCGGCGTAGCCATGAAATCAGGCGGAACAATGCCGTTGAGCACTTTCAGAACACCATCAAGGAAGCTCTTGAGCATGCGGATAGGCCAATCGTCCAGATACTCAGTGCCGTCATCCCAAAGCCCTTTCCAGAACGCAAGCGTAAAGAATTCCATGACTCACCTCAGAACAAAGCAATACGAAATGAAAGAAACGCAGCAGCAGCCAGAATCACAGCCCTGATAGCGTCCCAAGGGATGTTGCCGGAACAAAGCTGGTCGATATCAATATCGAACACCCAAACGCTAACAGACCAGCGCGGACATGAACCCGAGGCGCGGAACGTCAGGAAGTTAGTTGTCTTGGAAGCAATCGGCGTCTGCTTTACAGCGGCTGCGAACTGGGTCAACACGCTTTCGAAAGTATCATCGCCAGGCGTATACCAGTCCTGACCTTCCCCACCTGAACCTTCGCCCTCCCCATCACCCAGGCCATCGCCGTCACGGTCTGGATTATATGAACTACCACATGCCGCACCTGTGCACTTGCTTTCGGTACTAGTGGTATTGCCATCGGCATCTTTCTGGATAACCGTCGTGGTAGTGGCTGTCTTCGAGGTGCAGCTATTAATTCCCGTGCATGTTGTCGACGTTGCCGTATCTTTCTTTGTGATAGTGGTAGAACCATCAGCATGAGCTTCTGTCGTGACTTCGGTGCTGATATCTACGCCATTCTTGACGGGAACAGTTTGAACACAAGTCGGAACACCATTAACAGTCCCGCAAGACTGGCCTTCCCTTTCCTCGCTTTTCTTCGACTCGCAGACTTGCTTGTCGCCGGAACCAGAATAAACACAGGGAACATCTTCTTTGATTGTTTCCGGCTCAGTACTTTCGTTTGTATCTTCATCAACCTGATCGCCAGCACCAGTAACCGAACATTGCTGGCCGGTATAAATGACGAGACCACGACAATAATACGAACCCGAGACTTTAGTCTTGCAACCCGGGCGCGAAATCTCAGTAGCACAACCGCCCTTGCAACCCTGTCTTTGAGGAATGGCATAACCATTGGACGCTATCGTCATGAAACCATCAGGCGCAGTTCCAGACTTAGAAAAACCCTCCTCAATGCCAGCCTTATCGGCGCATTTGTCCTCTTCGGGTGGCTCAGGTGCTACGCATTCACCAGATTCGGCATTGTAATCAGTATTGGGAGGGCACTCGCTACCACGCCTTGTAATTGTCGCATGACCATTAAAAGCCCCATCGGAGGCCCGATAAATCTCAAACGTCCAATATGTGGGATATTTTGCTAGCAGTTCAAATCGAGACAAGCCCTGGGCCGCCGCATCCATGCCAGCCAAAGCTGCAACCGCGCTAGGATATTGAGTATTCCCAGTAATGTTAGTAGTCCAATAATAAAAAGAGGCACTAGCGGGCGAATGCCAAAGCAGCAAGACACTCAGTGCCGAGAAAACCCGAAGATAATTGCCCAGGCGCATAGTGCCCCCCAAAAGAATATTCCGAACTGAATTAACATTTAGCACCCCGGAAACAAACGAGGCCCCCGAAGGAGCCTCTGAGCGGGTCAGCTCGATTAACGGAACCAGCCGATAACCTTGTTGAAGCCCCATTTCGCGACACCAGGCAGTACCTTGATGGCAGCAATTGCGGCAATTGCAGCAACGATAGTGGTGGCGTCAACTGCGCCGACGATGGGCGAAAAGTCCATATTGTTTACTCCTCGATTGTTACAGGCTCGACGCGTGAGTTGAGATAACCCACTACAACGCCGAATCCCCAGGCGGTTAGCCAAAGGATCAGGGGGAGAGACAGACCCGCCATGAAGGCAGCTCTAACACTCTCAGGTTCGGGCATGGCAAAGAGCGCGGCCAATGTTGGCGTACTGGCGAACTCTTGCGCGGTCATCAGTGCGTATCCGGCGCAGGCTTCTGAATATTCGCCCACGGCGGTCAGAGTTGTTCCGGCGAGTTCAACGCACAGGGCCATTACTTAACCTCACAATGAGCCGAAATTGCTTGTTCGAATGCCTGCTCAATACCCGGCAGAAGTTCGACCATTTGCCAGCTCATTGCCAGAAAGGCAGCAATCGCTCCGAATACAAACGGGATCGACCAATGCCAAAGCAATGCGACGAAGTAACGGCGCTTATTCATTGGAAGTTCCTTTTGTTGCAGGCTGCGACTCAGCACAGTCCGGGCAACTGGTGAAGTAGGGCGGCAATCGAAGATCGGGCAACAGATCGCTTTGCGGCGCTGACTGCGCCATGAGCTTGCCCATGTCGTTACCGCAGCAGTCACAAAGCACTTGATCATCGATCAGCATTGGTCCGCCTCGCTTCAGTTAGCCGGTTAGTTGGCTTTGGCCGGGTCGGTAGGCTTGGCTGCGCTCTGCTGAGCAGTCAGCTTCCGAGCCTCAACGGCAGGATCAGCGGCTTGACGCGCCGATGGCTGGCTGGAAACGACCTTGACGAGCATTTGCGTATTCGTGGTACGGCCGAAGCGGTTGGTGATCGGGCGGATCTGACTTTCGAAGGTCAGGGCAACCGGGCCTCCACTCAGGTCGATCTGTTCCAGGCAGGAAGCGTCAGCGGCATATTCGGTGACTTCGAAGCCTTGGGCGTTGCCGTTGCTACCGGCAGGAATCGGAGACAGGGCTTGGACGTTGGCACGGACTTCACCGGTATCTTTCACCGTGTAGAAGTCTTTCTTGATGACGAACAGGCTGGTGATGGATGTTGCTGCTGGGATTGCGAACATTGCTACTTCCTCGTTGTTTGCCCTTTTGGGCTTGCTGTTTCCATTGGCCTCTTTTGGCGTTGTTGCCTTGGCCGTTGGCGTTGTTTCGTGTTCTGTCTGGCGACCCCTTACGGGGCAGGCTCTACTCGCTTCGCTCACCAAGCCCTTACGGTCTTGGCCCTTACGGGTAACGATCCTTGTCGCTCTTGTCGTCCCGACGCTTAGAAGCAACGCCAAAAGCGCTTCCTCGGCCTCAGGCTCAAGGGCGGGGGTTCCTCGCCCCTCACCCCGACACCATCTGTCGGTCGCGGTCGGACCGTAGCCCTACACCTAACCCCCGCAAGGGTCCGCTACGCCGCTTCGCGCCCTTGCAGGGGCTAGGCTTCGGGCTCCTTTGGTCCTGCGACCGACGACGATGGCGACGGGGCGGGGGACGAGGGAGCGGAGTTGTCAGACAGGCTGTCAGGGCAGCCAGCCGTTACCCACTGAGCCAGAACGGCACCCCCAAGGGACCAGAGGTCAGTTCCGCGTCTTACAGCCTCTTCACTCAGTGCGAGCTTGATGGAAGTCTGCGCCACCACGTAGAAGCGCACCTCTTTGTCCTCAACTTGGCTCAGCCGGGGCGGGATCATGGGCAGTTACTCCAGTTCAAACGGTTTGCTTATGGGCACGTAGGGCGTTGGTTTGCCGCTGTCGTAAACAACGTGCCAATACTTCGGGGGACGGTCGGACGGCGTGTGTTTCGCGCAGGTGAAGCGCGGAGTCACTTGCCAGCGACCATCGACCAGGGCGCATGACGCGGGGCGGCATTAGTCGCAGGATGTGGACGGGCAGGGAGCGGGCTTTGCCGTCGCGATCCTTGACCAGCAGACAGAGCAGTCGCAGTTCGGGGCGTGAAGCAGGCGCAGGTACTTGCTCAGACTCATCAGCAGGCACCCGCGCCGAAGGCTTTACCTGACCACCATGAGGCGCATAGCGCCGCTTGTACGCCACGATAAGAGGCATCACAGGCCCCGCATTAAGCGCACACGGAAATGGATCACCAGCATGCTGCGACGCATTAAGCAGCAGGTCAGTGAACATGCAGAGCTGATCCCAGGTGATAACACCAAGATCTTCGAGTGCGGCCAAATAGCCTTGAACCCGAAGGAATTCATTGCGCCCCGAATCATCACGAAAATCAGCAAGACGAACCGTGAGAAGACGACCCAAAAGCGAAGAAAGCGCCCGACTCAGTTGACCGCTCATGCCGTCCACTCCTGTTCCAGAAGCCACGCACGAAACTGGACGCAATTGATCATTCGGCGCTTGCCGAGCTTAATCGTGGGCAGAACGCCACGCTTGGCCCAAGCCCGAGCCGTGTCGCAGGTCACGCCATTGCGCTCGGCCCATTGCTCGATCAGCTCAACATCCTTTTGCACCTCAACGAGGCGGCTCGCGTCTAGGGATTCCAGTTCCATTGTCATGGTCATTCCGGCACTATTTGGGTCATTGGTGAAAACCGCTCAGGTCAATAATTGACTTGAGGTAATTATTGACGCGTGTCGCTGTCAGGTCAACTATTGACCTGAAAATCATGGTGAAATTTATCTATATGGAAAGCTCAGCCGATAGGGCGAGACTATTAATCAAAAAGACGGGGCCGAAGCGACTTAGCACGCTCAGTGGAACCGAACACAGCAGATGGCTAAACGTCAGCAAAGGTGCCGTAAGAGTTAGCACCGAAGAAATCGACGTACTGGTAAGGATATTCCCGAAATACGCTTTATGGCTGGCATCGGGAAATATCCATCCAGAATGCGGACAAACAAGCCCCGAATATGACGAAGCCAATTCAAACTTGCCCAATCAAAGCGCGGGATAGCATTAACAGAACTAGCAGCTAAAAGATGGTTCCGGCAAAGGAGTGCAAAATGAAAGCAGACCAGGACGATATACCCGAATACATTCGCAATAGGAAAAAAGAAAGCCCATGGCGCTTTGTCGCGATCCTCGGAATAGGGTCCGCAGTTTTTTGGGCGCTGGCTATGATGTTCGGAAAACCAATAGTCATAGATATAAATCAGATAAAGAAAGGCATTCACGTTTCCGGCACGCCATGGTTCAACCAGGATCAAGAAAAACCACACGAAAAGCCCGTTGATCCACCCCAGCACTACCAGCCACCACCGCCGCCAAATCCGACCAGGACAACAGTTAGGTCCGAAGCAATACAAAGAAAAATTGAATTGCTAGAAGAATCCCTAAAGAAAGACACAGAGGCTACACCCGAAAAGCAAACCGTGTTCACCGACAGAAACTACAAACCATCAGGCGCAAGAAATATCGTCCAGGCAACAAGAGTTGTACAAGACGAACAAAGAACATCCACAACGCCAAAAGAAATAGTAGTAGTCGGAAAGGAGAATCGCCCAGAAGACTGGGTTTGCTCATATGTAGGGAAAGAAGGAAGCATTAAGCGGCGTGAGTGCAAGATGCGCTATCAGCTCAACAATCGAAATTGA